GTCTGTATAAACCTGAGCTGGGACACCCTTGTAATACATTGCGTCAAATCCACATTCGGAACATACCCCGTCAATCCATCTCCCATGCCTCACCTCCGCAACGTCGGCGGCGGGTATATTCTCCAGTTCGTCCAGAAAAGAAACGTATTGGTTTGGCTCTCTCCCATAAGCCAGGGCGGCGGCAAGCGTTAGCTTCCGCACAGCCCCCCTCTCAATGTACTCAGCCATTCTTCATCCCCTCCAGTGCGGCCTGGGCTTCCTCGCGGGTCAGGAAAACGGTTTTGCCGATGTCCAAAAAGTCAAATGTTTCCGACATATCATTGTCAATGCAAAACCAGCTATCTTTTGGCGGAAGATTTGCCCGTTGTTCATCGTAAATGATGAAATGGCTCACACGCTTTTCAAGGAATTTTCCTGCATATGGATAATACACCGTTTTCCCAATTAGCCTATCCGCCTTGGCCAGTTCGCGGAGTCGGTCCGGTTCTATGCCAAGTACCTGCCCAGCCAGTTTCAGGATTGCATTCTCGCTGAATGCTTTCTCGAAGTCCTCTGGCTCCAGTCCCTTATCCTCATAGGCAGCGAGGCGGTCAATAACATCCTGCACCCGCTCACATGCGGGGTCAGCAAAAGGGCAGTCTGGCCTATCGCAGTCCTCGTTTTCACATATTGCGTGATTACCGTCGTACCACATTGTCAATCTCTTCATGCTCACCCCTCCTTCGGGCCACGTTTCAAATACTTCGGCATACACTCAGCCCACGGGCCTAAAATACGTTCCGCCTCTCCCAGCGCCTCGGTTTCATAGCTATGCGGCATCTCCTTGTCGCTGTTGACGTAGGAAAACCACATCATAGCGAGAGCTCGCTTCACCTGCTCCAGCTCCTTGTATACGGCAGTAATCCCAACATCCCCGCCATACATATCCCACTGGGCGCGCAAATCGTCCAGCTCGGCCCGCAGCTGCTCGTTTTCGGATTCTGCTTTAACTGCCCTATCTCGCATGACTCTGTAATCTTTTGCTCGGGTATTCCCCAATTCAGCAAGTACTCGCAGCTTCTCGTTTTCGGATTGGAGAGTACGGACAAGCCCAGCCGCTTCTTCAGCCCGATCCTCACCGCATACAGGTGTAAAATTGCAAAGAATACCCAAGCATACTGCGTTTATATCCAACCTCTCAATGTCCATCGCTTCCTCCTTGTGGTATAATCGTCTTGAGGTGATTTTATGAAAGACTATAAATTGGAACTCTTTTTGCTGAAATCAATTAAATCCGCTGGCTTCATCTTCGGAGACAGCTTTGATTCCGAAATGACTACCCTCATCGGGAAATTCGAGCACCCGGAAACTCTTACCCGTGCTGACAAAGAAACCGCGCTGAACATCTTCCGGGACGGCTACAAAAACCTAGAGAATGAAGCGATAGAAAACCGGGATCAACTGCGCCTAATGTTTGCGTTATGTGTTGCAAACCTGGAATTGGAGCTGAAAGATCGTGAGTAGATCCCTAAAACCATCGATAATTTAGCTCATCATCCAGCATCGACCAGAGAAAAATCTTGTCGTCTGCCGCAATCAGCCCCTCATCCTCCAGGGCAAACCGCTTGTCATAGTCGTGGACGGTATGGCCGTCTGCCTTGAACGTCACCGGGCTATCCTTGTCCCATTTGAGCATCAGCGCCCACAAGTCTGGATAGTTTTTGTGGAGCTGTCGGAGCTGTCCTACGCCCTGGTTGTGGCAGAACCAGCACCCGCCACGGGTCGCTGTGGTATAGATTGGGGAGAGCAGGTCATTTTCTTCGCACCAGCGGCGGCAATCCGCCTCTGTCCAACCCGCTTCCACCAGGGGGCTCTTTTTGCTGCCTGTCAGGCTGTGGAAGCGATTGGGTTCGTCTGCGGCGATTCCGATGTACTGGATTCCTTTGATTTTTGACAAAGCAGCCTGTTTCAAGCGGCTGTTGCACCACGGGCCTCTCTGATAGGGCCAACCATAGATTTTCCCGGCTCTGCTTTTGTTTTCGCCCTTTGCATACGTATAAAAAACATCCTGATAGCACCGATTCGCCCTGACGTGCTCCACCTCAATGCCCCACCGTGCCTTGATGATGCGGTCTGCCTTGGCCTTAAACTCCACCATCGGCGGCAGGTCTGCGGGGATGGCGTCCGTAGCCCAAACCTCAGCGTGCACGATGCGGTCAAGGGGCCAGCCCAGTTGCTCGATAGCGCCCAGGCAGGCCAATGAGTCTTTGTCAGCTAACCATAGCTGAGAGATAAGATATGCTCAGCCACGGGTTGCATCACCATCCTCTCCCTCCGGCGGGCGGCGGTATAGGTTGTAGTCTACGCCCATACCACTAATAGGCACATAGACCGTATGCCACCCTCTGAAAATGATTTTGTCCTCTGTGACAGCCTTGATAATATGCCATCCGCTTTGTAGCAATGGGTCAAATACTTTCAGATAAGCGGGCTTGTCTTTCATTTCCCGCAACTGCTCCATCGTCAGCGCCTCGTTCAGCGAGGTGAGGGTGGGCGCATGGACCACCATCTGCATAACGCACCGCAGGATCGATTTTTCCGTTTCGTCCTCGGTGTCGTTGTACCATGACACAAGCGCATTATTTAGCGTATATGCGTCAATCGGTCTTAACATTGGTTAGCGCCTCCATTCTCTCCACCACCATCTGCACGGCCTCGTCCGTCATGGGAGACATGCAGTATGGACAAAAGTTGTACTCATTAGCACGAGATTTCAGTTCTAACCTGTTGCATTTGGAACACTTGCAACTAATTGCTCCAGTGGATTTCCACTCACCCCTCCACACCTTCTCCACCTGCTCCCGGCTGACGGGGCGGAGGGCGGATATGGCGACATCCAAGCCTTGTAAAAATTCAGCAACCCGTACCGCATTCCCATTGATTTCAATGCCTCTTTCAAGGCGCAACGCCTTAATCGCTTCTTCCCGCGTCATCATGGCTGGTTCTCCCTCCTGTTCCACTTCTCCACCATCTGGTTGACAGCCTCGCCCATGTCAAAGCAACAGTTGGCATTCGGATTGACCGTCATCTTGGTTTCCAACCCACACCCAGGACAGACGATAGAAAACTCGTAAGCCACATAGGCCATTCCGTTCATCTTGCACAGGATAACATCACTTCCGCAATGTGGGCATTTCTCCAGCTTAATCATTCCATCCCCTCCGGCATCTCCATCTCCTCCGCTCACTCTTCCTTGATACGAACAGGGAGAACCATTTTAATGTCCTCCTTGTTAGTGCGGAGAAGAATAGGCTCTATATTACTGCGAAACTCCAAAATAACGGGCTGTCTGAAGCTCTCTCCGGCAGATATTTTTGCTGCCTGCAAAGCCGCCAGAAGGTAATTTCCATTGAAGCCAATCCGGTACTTTACCTCACTTGTCGGAATCGCCTTTTCCCACTCAAATCCGCTGTCCTGCGGCTGGGTATAACCGAAAGAAAACCCACAACACCGAATCACAGCCTCTTTCCCGTCCTCGGTCAGAGAGATGGTTGCGTACTGCTTGTTTGGGAGTTTGGTATTGCTCTTGATGGACGCCACAAAATCCTCGTCGCAATCGCTGACAACAGAATGTTCTACGGACATCCGGTATCCATCAACAGCCATTGCTACAACCTGATTGTCTGGCGCATGAAACTCTAGCTTTATGTATTGGTTGCAAGGTCGATGGTCATTATCACTCACAAAAGACTTTGTAGCCGCAATCAGGCGGTTCAAGTCGTTAGTGTAAATCTTTGCAGACTTCATGCTTCTTCCTCCAATTTCTTTAATTCCTCCGCGCTCAGGATCGGCGCTCGGGTGTTCCAAAGCAGTGAGGCGTTTTTTGCAGCAACATCCTTGCCAAACCCAGCTTGACGGACTGTCTCCGTGCAGCACTCACAGTAGATGGTGCAGACATCGTAATACTCACCGAAACGCTTTTTCTTATCTTTCTTGAACGACATAACAATGCGATTGTGATTGTCATTTCCGCAATGTGCGCACGGCACCAGCACCCCCGCCTCCGTCAGCCGTCGAGCCGCCTCGTGATCGCCCAACAGGGCTAATTTGATGTCATCCATTTCTCAGCCTCCATGAGCCGCCACCCACTGTCCATAGGTCATCCCATGTGCCTTTGCCTCCCGGTTCACCGAGATCAGTCCCTGCTTCGGCTTCTTCCGTTCCACCCGAACGACCGGCTCTTTGGGAGCAATATTCTGCTCTTGCTTGAGCTTTTTCTTGCACTCCCCGCAATACCAAACGTACCGGGCCTCTGTCTCAAACTCCTTCCCGCATCGCTTACAGGTCACTGTTTTCATTTTTTACTGCCTCCAGTATTTCGATCTCCACCCTGGGCCGCTTTTTATCCACCTGAAACTCGTCGCTGAACCCGGCGATATTGGCCCAGCCGTCATTCCTAATGACTTTCATGCTCACCAGCGTGTCCTGGATCATCTTCCGGCCAAAGGAGGATATGTTATCCTTGTCCCGCCTGCGGTCCTTCTCGATCCAGGTGTAGCGCATCCAAACAGGCTCCCGCAACGGGCCTTTCACCTGCCTGCGCAGCACAGCCGCTATGTCCCGCTGGCACTTGCGCTTGAGCGCCGCCCCCTTCTGCCGGTGTGCCCGCTCCGCCTCTATGTATTCGTTCAGGCCAGGCAGTGTAAATGGGATGACCAGCTTCATTCCCCGATCACCACCCGCAGCAGCGCCACCGCCAGTTTGATGCGCTCCGCCGCGTCCAGATAGTCCTTCCCTGTGGCGGAGAGCAGCGCGATATCCGCCTGCCGTTTGGCCTCATCCAGCACCCGCCGCCTTGCTTCGTTTCGCTCCATCTAATTTCATCTCCCAGGTATATACTTTTCGGTCCCCTGTTTTTGCCATAAAAAACCGCTTGTCACATTCGTTAAAGTCCAGCCTCACAAGACCAAGCTCTCCAAATTGCCGATTTTTCATCACCGTCAGGACGGTGGAGCAGTCCTCTGTTTTCTTTTCCTCCGGTACTCGTTCCACTTTAAGCACGTTGTCAGCAAGGTTCGTCACATCCACCGATCCGCCTACATCATCCGCCTCAATAGTGTCTTTCCCTGTCTTCCGGGGATGGGCCACCAGATGAACGTGTACGCCTTTCCCTTCCGCAAACGCCTTTAGCCGCTTTACAAACTTGCTCTGTGCCTGCCAGACCCCTAACTGTGCTTCTTGCTTGAGCGCTGCGGTCATGAGGTTATCCACCAGGAATGTGTCGCAGTTGTACCGCCGCCTGGCGTACTCGAACAGGTTCAGGATGTTGTCCTCATCGTGGGCGTTGTCCTTGCGGATGTCGGTCAGGAACAGGCATCCACGCCACCACTCGTCAATAGCTTCCCTGGCCTCGTCCTTTACTGTATAGAATTTCCGCTCAGTACCAGGTACCGTATCCGCGCATACATAGCGGTAACCAGCTGCCTGCTGAAGCATCGACAGCTTAAATTTATTCGCCGGGGTTTCTCCCGAATAAACACATACCCGGTGGCTTTGATTGACCGCATCCAGAAGGATCTGCCCAAGAAGTGTGCTCTTTCCCTCTCCCCGCTTGCCGGTCCAAACAGATAATTCTCCGGCGGAAAACCCGCCGATCATATTGTCCAAGTCTCTGATCCCAGAAAGCACGCGGTTCGCGTCCCGTTTTACTGTCGTCTCCACTTCCGCCAAGTTCAAGAGCCCCTGCACCGGCATCTCACTAGCCATAAACAACAGCTTACCGATGTCACTGTGTCCATAACGTTCTATGTATTCCCGCATACTTTTACAGCCTTTGAACGCAGCCTCCGTGGGCAGAAGAACCGGCATCTGCCAGCGGTTGGACAGCTCTTCCGCGGCCTCTGCCCGCTCCGGGCTGGGA